TCTTCCACCATCCAGTTCAATGAAATGAACATTCCGATTGGTCAAAAAGGTCATCATCCCCTGTATGTAATGATGAATTATAACACTTTTTAGTTCTTTGTTTTGAAACATTGCTGAAAAATTTAATGATTGATAAAATTTGTAAAATGATCAATAGACCAATTGCAACAGGAATTCCAAGTAATATCAAGTAGATTACCGATATTACCCAAGACAAAACCCTGATCATAAATTATCAGCAAAACAAATTAGAATAGCACCAAGAACGATAAGCAGAATTTGAATAGCAGTTTTTTTCATTGTTTTTTGTTTGAAATAGTTAAAAAATCATTTGTTACTGCGAATCTAAATTAACTTTTATGAATATTCCAAATTTTTAGGCATAAAAAAAGGGGAAAATTGAAATTTCCCCCTAAAACACCTCTAATCTATGAACCTTTAACTATTTTAAAAACAATTCCCGTTCTAATTTTCGCCTATTTGTTAATCCTTTTACCTCTTTTCCTTGCACCTTATTCCATCTTAAAAACTGATCAGCAACCAGTTTTTTATCAGCACCTGAATTTAATAACCTTAACAATGTGCTGGAAGCAAAAGCACCAGTTCCAATATTGTAAGCAAGGCTTACCATAGCTGCTTTCATATTTTCAGTAACTGGAACCTTAATAAGTGCCTTTATTTTCTTTTCCCGTTCAGCAACATCCATTTTTAACCACCTTTCAGCAGTTGCAAGATCTATTTTATCCCCTTGCTTTATTGCTTGTCCTGTATCTTTATTAATCGTTGCACCAAAACCAATTGTCCAAATGCCACCCGTATCAGGGTAGCTGGTCAATTCAAGACCTTCAAACTTTTTTATGATATTTAATGCACTCAATTTTTTCCCGAATAATAAGATCAGTAAAACGGCTAAACCAATATATATTTTTTTCTTATTGGACATCATTATCTTTTGCCAATAGTCCAGTTATGGCAGCAGCAATACCAGCAATAATTGTTACCCAGTTGTTTTGCTGAATTCCATCCAAGATCAGGGAACCACCAGCAATAGATCCAAACAATGAAGTTTTAATGTTCTTTAGTATTCTTTTCATTTTACTTTTTTTTAAGTTGTTTAATACCAACTAAAATTGAAATTGCACAGGATATTGTACTGGCACCCAAAAAAACAATGTTTGCCAATTCAGATATATTCTGAACCCCCAACAGGGAAAACAAAATAGTGCTAAATGTCGCAATATATGTTGGATCAGTTTGCGACTGCATTGTCCTGTTCATCTTTAAACTTTTCAGCAATTGTGTTAAATGCTTGGATTGCAGTAAAAGATTCATCTATTTTAGAAAATACCCCTTTGCTGGTTGCAAGATCCAAAATTGCCTTAATAATTTCAAGTGCTTGTTTTTCGTTCATTTTGTCAAATTTTTATCTTATTAATTAAAGCAAAGTTAGGTTAAGCTGGTCACAGATCCACTGATAGGCAGCATCATTAATGTCAGCCGTTGCATCCCAAACTGAATAGTCAGGTTCCACGATTGTAAGATTTCCAGCAGAAAGTTGTATTCCATCAGTTTGTGCAGTGAATATTGCCCAGTAAAATGTGGCAGAATCTTGCAAATTGTCATTAATGATATAAGCATTGATAAAATTACCAGTTTGTACTGATCCATTTACCCAAATTTGGATAGGTTGAATTTGTTTCATTTTTTATAATTTAAGGAAGTTCTAATTTAATTTTATATTGAGTGCCATCTAAATTTATAATAAGGTGCTGACCTGAATTACCACCTGAAGTTGAACTTTGTTGACCATTAATTCTTAAAGTACCAGTTAATTGAAATTGTTCACCACTATTTGTAGTGCTATTCACAATAACTGCACCACCAGCTGGATTAAGCCTTAATGCAGTTGATCCAACAATTGAAGTACCATAATACCCTTGAAAGTCAACATAAGAACCACCTGAAGTACCACCAACTGAAGCAACTAAAAAACCATTGTTTCCACCAATTGATGGATCAGCATTTATCAATGTAATTTGGGCAGTTGTTCCAGCAGTATTTTTAACCAGTAATCCACCATTAACATCAAGTGAAAAAGTTGAAGGTGCATAAGGGGAAGTGGTTTTGATGCCTAATGTACCACCAAGATAATTTAGTGCAGTTCCTGAACCATATATACCCCATCCTGTATTGTTTGACCATTCTATTGATCTCCAGTCAGCAGCAGAAGTTAAAGTTGGTGCAATTCTGATACCCCTTGTAATACCATTTGCACCACCAGTTTGATTTATGGTAAAATTTATATTTAAACCATTAATAACTGCGATACCACTTGTTGGAGTAACACTATTTGTAAGTTGTAAAAAATAATAAGTTCCATTAGGTGCAGTTATTGAACTACTATTTCTAAATTCATAAAAATCAGAACCTGATGCACCTTTTGTTAATTGTGTAGTTGTAATTGCCAGTGTTCCAAATTGACCAACTTCAAGTTGTGACCAAGCACGAAAAATTCCATCTGTTTCAAGCCTTACACCAATTGATTGTGGATTAGTACCAAAAATTGCCTGTCCAGCATTGTTTATTCTTAATATATTAGTCGCATCACTATTCTGCAAAGTCAATGCAGTAGTAGCAGTTGTGTTACCACTACCCCTTAATAAAGTATCTCCATAAACTTGTAATCTTTGACCTGTTGAAATTGCAGTGCCAATCATTACTGATCCAGTATCATCAATAATCAAACTATTGCTTGTTCCTGTGCTATTATGAAATTGTGCAGTCCAAGTTGCAGCAGTAGCACCTGAACTTTGAACCCAAAGCCTTGCATTTCTATTTGTAGTTATAGTACTGCCAATTTGAAAATTACCATTTGCAGTAATTCCAGCTCTTTCATCTAAAGAATAACTTGCATTTGTAGTTAACCATCTTATTGCAGTGGGTGGATTGCCAATAGAAGGTATAGAAGTAGTAATATACTCCATTCTTGCTACGTTTCTATATGCACCATCAATATATAAATTACCTGTAAATCTTGTAATTCCACCTAAAGAAGATACATCAGTAGGAGTAGTTATTGTACCATTATTTACAAAAGTATTTATACTTACAACTCCATTGTTTCCCCTATATGCTTGTATTGGTGCAGAACTATCATCTAAATTGTAAGATCTTACTAAACCTAAATCAGTTGAAGTTCTAACTTCAAAATTACCAGTTGGAGAACTTGATCTTATTCCAAATCTTACATTGGTAGAATCAAAAAATAAATTATTGGTTCCTGAAATAGTATTCGTTGCAGAACCAAAAGCTACTTGACCAGTTGCCAATGATCCACTAAATGTGGATGCACCTGAAATCTGATCCCAAGCTGATCCAGTGTCCCTATAAATTCCAAAAGGACTATCAATGGCAATAAATATTCTGCCAACAATACCAGCAGCTGGTCGGTTAGCTAAAGTGTCAGAATTGAACATTGGAGTTCCCTTCTGATTTAAGATGGAAAGATCCAATACTATCATTATATGTAAAGTTTTCTGATTACTATTAGTTGATTTCCTGTATTAATTGGAGTTGCAAAAGATAATTGATATTGCGTTGTATCAATTTCACCCCTGTTTCCTGATATTCTCAAAGATTGGTTAGGCTGCAAAGGAACATCAGCAATCACCAGTGCAGTGGTTCCATTGTTGATGAAAGTAATTTCATTACAATCTGATCCGATGTTGGCAGTAGTGTAAAAAACTTTTGTTTCAACATAATACTTTTGAAAAGCCTGTCCAGTAGATTTTGAAACACTATTTTCCTGTTCATACCTTGCCCTGTCAGACCTTTGTTTATTATATGCCAATTTCAACTTATCAGCTGAAATTTCATCCTGAATATTAATTTGTAAATGTTTTGGATTCATTTTATTAAATTTTAGCACATATCAGGAAATTGACCAATTTTTGTTGATCGTTTAGCTGCTTTTTTTTGTTTAGCAGTAGCAACTGCTTTTTTTACCACTGGTGCCACTTTTTTAACTGCCTTGCTTACTTTTTGAAGCAAAGAAGGTTTGGCGAATTG